CTTCATCCATTGGGGTATATTTATCATCCATTGAAGGAAGTCTTAAGTTTAATCCATTTATACCTATGCAATTATATAATTGTCCATAATATGATTCTAATTTGAACATATTTTCAATTGTACATTCTGTGATGATTGATATTTTATGTTTATCAAATCCATATTTTTTTAAACTACTATATAATTTTTTTTGACCCTTGCAATCATATTGTCTATATTTTTTTATTCTTTTCTCAATGTTTGTGGTACTTCCAACGTAAATTTTGTTTTTTGGAGAAACTATCTTGTATATATGTGGCATATAAAAAAAGCCCGCAAGTACGAGTTGCAGGCTGGAATTTACATTGCTGTAAATTAGTCCGTTTATAATCTCGTACATTATAAACGGGCTGTATGTGATACAAAATTAATCCAATTCCATTAAATAATCATAGCATCTTAAGAAATCATCTACATTTTTTACAATAAAATAAAAAGCTCCTGTTTTATTTATTTGGTTTTGATATTTAATTTGATCATCACTCATTGTATCTTTATTAATTTTAACCTCTATATAAAATGGTATTGGGTATTTTGTTTTTTTACTTTTTATATGACCTTTTATATCGCTACTTCCTTTAGTTGTATTTGATTTTCTCCAAGTTATACCATTATCTATTTTAACCAATTTATTGCTGAAAATATCAAATTTTTCATAGGTCTTTTTTACTGGAGTACCCATAGTGTTAGTCCTTTCTGCATGGTGTCCTTTCCAGAAGAGAAAATTAGTTATATACTTCGTTAAACCATTCGCCTTGGTTATAGTCGGCATCGGTGGAGGTGAATAGAATCCATCCTTATAAGCAGCAGGATATTGCTCTTTAAACCACTCGTGATGTGCTTCGTTGTAGCGTTCTTTACTCATTAGAAAAGTGATATTTGTTTTTTCTGTTCAATTAGTGTTGCAAGATTTTTTTTAGCAAGATCATAATAAGACTCTTTTAATTCAAATCCTATGCCTTTTCTTTCCATTTTTACTGCTTGAAATACTTCTGAACCTATACCCATGAAAGGAGTTAAAACCGTATCACCTTTATTTGTATATAGATGAATAAGCCTTTCAATAGTATCTAATTGTAATGGGCATATATGTTTTTCATCATTCTCATCTCTGCCATTTCTATAACCTTGTAGAGTATTTCCGTAATCAATATCCATCCATACTGGTGAAGCGTATTTCTGCCATAAATCGACTGGTAAATCAGTATTTGTTACAGGATTAAGCCTTTCACCATCTTTACGAAATATCATAACATAATCCGGAATACCTACTCTGCTCATTGTAGAATCCTTTTTAATTTGTTTATGTAGTAATCCGAGTGCTTTTGTTCTTTGCATTTCAACAACAGGGTCCTTCCATATTGTAACTCTCGAATGATAAACAAATCCTTCTTTTTCAAAACAATCACGAATCATGCCTGAAAAATCCCTCAATCCAATATACCCTTCTTTTCCCTTTTGTATTGGTAAGTCCATACAATGTACTGCAACATTTCTACCTTGTTGTAAAATCCTGTAAAGTTCTTTAACAAGAAATCCAAACTGAATCAAAAACTCGTTGTAATCCTTTGAATTACCCATATCTTCAATATGATTTGAATAGGTGTATAATTCAGCAAAAGGCGGAGAAAATACGCTGAATCCAATAGTTTCTGATTTAACATCTTTTATCAACTGTACACAATCCCCTCTTTTGATAGTGTAAAATTCATTCTGTTCTGATTCTGTGTTGTAATTATTTTGTTCCATTATGTGATTATTTAAATTAGCATTAATAGCTTTACTCATTTCATCTTGCATGAGTTCAAATTGTTTTTGCTTATTGTTAATTGATTGTATGACATTTGACATTGTATCTGTTGAAATAAGATAAATGTTTACTTCATTTTTTTGCCCGAATCTATATGAACGTCTTATTGCTTGATAAAGTCCTTCAAAGCTAAAATCTAATGATGCAAATATTTGATTTCTGCAATTCTGATAATTCAGTCCAAACTGTGCGATTTTGGTCTTTGTAATCAGAATCCTAAATTCATTATTTGCAAATCCCAATAGCATCTTTTCTTTGTATTCAGGCGTATCAGAACCTTTTACCTCTATAGCATCAGGAATAAGTCTTTTTAAATATTCTCCTTCTTCATTTTGTTTTATCCATATAATAAAGTTCTCATTTGAGTTATTTACTATGTAAACAACCTCATCCATTCTGGTTATTTTGGTAAGCCTCAATTCCTGATTGAAATTAGTTGCAGAAATAGCAGTATCATTAAATAATATACCATTATCCCTTTTTTCAGTCTTGATTTGTTTTTCTATCAGATTTAATGAAGGTAAAGCGTAACCTTCCATGCTAAATCCAATATCTTGTGGCTTATTTAGCATTATTGACCAAGAGCCTATAAACTGATAGAAAATTTTTACTGCATGACCTTTTAACCTCCATTTTGCAGTTTCACCACCATCATGAACAAAATACATAGCTAACATTTCATTCCTGCCCATGACATCAAGAAATTCAGAATGGTTTCCAAGTTCCATCGGATCGTTTGGTGATGGTGTTGCTGTACAAGCTAATTTGAATGATGTATTTCTAAAATTATCAATTATTAGCTTTTTTGTTGACCCTTCAAAGTTTTTTAATATTGAAGATTCATCTAAAACAACTCCTGAATATTTTGAACAATTTAAATTATCAAGCTGCTCATAATTCCATATTTCTATGTTTGAAATATCAATTGCGAATTTATCAGCCTCTTTAATTGTTTGTCCCTTAACTGCCAGAGGTGTGAGGATTAAAACAGGCTTATTAGTATATTTAGTAACCTGATATGCCCATTCAAGTTGCATGAGGGTTTTACCTAATCCGCAATCAGCAAATATTGCGTATTTACCTGCTTTTAATGCTCTTTTTACAATGAATTGCTGAAATGGAAATAAATTATCATTAAGTGATTCACATTCAAATCCTGATTGAATATGTGTCTTTAGTTTAGTTTGTAGGAAATCTTTGTATTCCATTAGTTATAGTTTTATAAGTTTTAAAAAACCCCCAGTATAGAGATACCGGGGTGAATCACAGAACTGAACACTAAAAAGGTAATGGATCAATAGCTTCAGCAGTTGGTTGGTTATTGGACTTTTCAACGGGTTTTAAGTTTCCAATGTAGGTTTTTTTTGTCTTAGCTTCCCTTTCTTCCTTAGATTGACGGATGGACATACTCCCAGTATTGCCGTATTGATCTGCCTGGTCGTTAATCCAAATGTCTACTGAAAGGTAAAGTTTGCCATTTTTGGCTTGTGTTAATTTGCTCTTGTCAATGTCTGAAACGCAGATTGATCCTGTGTAAAGTGTACTCATTGTATTTGTTTTAATAAATTTCTTTTGGAACTCCGAAACGTGTAATCTGTTCTTCCCACCATGAGTGGTCTTTTGGTATAATTTTCTTCTCAACCCTTGCATTCTTTGGGTCAATTCGTATAATCATACCTATGTCACACATAGTAGCTGCCATGTAGCCATTTACTTGCCTATCATAGCCAAAATATGGGATTGAATTGCGTAAAGGTACTTCTGACACCTTCAAGTCTAATACTATCTTTCCTGCTCTTAGCATATCAACTCTACCCTTGTATGGCATTATTAAGCCACTATATTCGAAGTCGGCTGATACAGATACTTCGGTGTCAAGAAAGGGTAATAACGCCCCTATTTCGTCTCTAACTGCATTGGCAAGTGGTAGAACTATCTCTCTATTCTCATGGTTATAGGCTTCAGGCTCCAAGAGATAATTGTGCACCGCAGTACCAAGACGCATCTTCTCTGATGGTACTACTCCTGCTGCCTTTGTTATTCCTGAGTAGGAATAACCATTCATGCTATGATAAGCCTCAAAATTGTTTCGGTAGTATTGAATGTTACTTACTTGCATACTTCCTCTGTTTGAAGGTTATGTAATTCAGCCCCAGATTTAGCAAGTGCCTCAGCCATTTGGGCGAGTGTTAACTTACTCCATGACTTGACACGTAATTTGTCAACGGGGAATACACGTATAAAATTAACCAGTACCGCCTTTGCCCATGCTTCTGATTCAACAACTATTACCTTAACCTCACGTTTAATCTTTGGAGTTTCGAGTGTAATCGTTTCCGCTTGTGCGATGAGGGTATTCGTTGCCGTTTCAATAGCTATTTCTTGAGCGATTTCAGCCTCTCTCTCGGCTGCCTGTTTCTCAAGTGCCTTGATGGCCACATCTGCGTTGGCTAAGTCCATTTCGTAATTAATCCACTTCTTCTCAGCCTCTGATTGATAACGCATCAAGTCCATTTTAGGATCATACTTCTCAATGGATTGAAATATCTGCAACGCCCTTTCATCGGATACCAATGTACGCTGAAATTTGGTCATTTCAGGCAGTTCAAACATCGAAAGGATGTTTTTCATGTCCGCTATCATTGCAGGTATTTTCTCAACGGGTACCCGATTTGCAAGGCAGTTGCGATAGGAGGCATCAATTCCCTTCTGGTAGTTCAGCCGATTCTCAGCAGCAATCCTGAAGTATTCATTAGTGATGTGGTTACGCAGTGCAGCCTCTTCATTGATAAGTGCTTGAGCCTGTAATGTCTCTTCCTCTTGTTTTTTCCTCATCTCAAGTTCTACCATTGCAGCAGCGTTTATGACATTCTGCATTCGTTTCTCATATTCCATCGCAGGGTTAATCAGCTTATCCGTAATCATACCCGTGAATGCCATTCTCTTATCCTTTGCGGATGCCATGATGGATTTAGCGGATTTGAGGTTTTCAGTAGTTACCTCCTCAAGAGTGGACTGAACCTGAAGCTCAGCCCTTTGAAGTTCATCGAATAGGGTGTTTTTCATATCTGCCATGCGCAGCCACCCATTTTGTTGTTGTGTTAGTTCCATGATGTTAATTTTATAGAATCAATGTATTAGAATTAGCAGCATCAAGTTCACTCCTTTGCTCGGAGGTCATCTCAACATTTTCGATTGCCCATTCGTAATTCTTACCACTCTTTACCGATTCAATGAGTTTTGCCCATTGTTCTTCATCAAGAATACGTTTAGGCGTTTGAATTGGATGCTCAGGCTCTTGCATCTCTTCAGGCACGTAAACTGGCCCCTCATAAATATCTGGGCAGTACCAACGCACTCCATTGGACATAGCACGTGCGAATAGCATATTCCTTGGGAATCGGTCAAGGTTCTTTGTTCCTGCCTTCTTCGCATCTTCAATGGTAAAGGTACTTGTACCTATTTCCATTCCTGATTCAGTAAATACAATAGTGCAGATGGTGTCTGTCATTTCCTGCACTCGGTAATTGTACTTGCCACTCGCCTTGACACGAGATGCCATTAAACCAGCTCCAATGGTGGGTTTGCCTTGTATAATATGGATGCCAGACATGGCTTGAAATGGACTAATACCCATTTCGGCTCCTGCCATAATTTTAACTACTGCCTGTGAAGCTGATTTGATGTCTGCGAACATCCCAGATTTATGGAATGTTTCTCCTAATGTGACTGCATCGGTTGCTTTAATAAGTTCCTGTTTCATTGCTATTGTTTTAGTTGTTTAATAATGCACGTACTGCCTTGGTTAGGTTTCCGTATTTTTCGTTTACGATTCTTTTTTCATCAGCTGTGAGATAAGCTGTTACGATGAGTTTACGCTGATCTTCAGGTAGTTTTTTACGACCTGGTTTCTGTCTTTGTTTTTCTTCCATGTGTTATTTGTTTGGTGAATTGCAAATATAGTAAAAAATAAATATAAAAAATATTTTTTTATTTTGTAAATAGGTTATACATTTGAATCTCAAACACAGAAACATGAATACAGAACAAATTATTAAAAGAGCCTACAAGTTTAACACATTTAAAAACGCTAACAGTTTTAGACTTGGATCAATTCAACCTGGTAAGTGGAGTATAATTTTAGGCGATAACAATTTATATTTTGTTGTCACCAATAGAG